ATGGAACAAACTGGACTGAAGTAAACGATTTAAATACTGGTAGTAGAGAAGGACCAGGTGGTTTTGGAGCTAGTAATACTTCCGCTCTTTGTGTGTCTGCTGGAACTGTTAATACAGAAGAATGGAATGGAAGTAATTGGACAGAAGTAGCAAATGTAAGCACACCTGTTTCTAATTGCGGACCAACGCAATCTGGAACAACATCTCTTGGTGCAATTTTTGGTGGATTTTCTCCGCCAGGTATAATTCCTCAACAAACAACGGAAGAATGGACAGGTCCTTACGAAGAGACGCGTACTTTTACAGATTCTTAATACTTGACAATTAATTTGATCAAGTATAACCTTAAGTTAAGAGCAATATAAAGGAAAAAATAATGTTAACTATTCAAGTAACTTCAATCGATACAGCATTTAATAATGCTATTAAAGATTTTATTTATAAAGAAAAACATAAATGGAAAAAAGATTTAAAAAATGTAAAGGCTTTAACTTCTGGTTATCGTCCTCCATATAAATTTTTTGATGATCTTTATGAATTTTCTTATAATTTTTTAAAAAAATTAACTAAACATGATTGGCAAAAATCATGTTGGTGGGCAAACTATTATACTAAATCTAATTATTGTGATCCCCATCATCATAAACCTGAAACTTTATCTGCTATTCTTATTGTAAAATCTTCTTCTCAAAATCCTCTATACTTTATAGAAAATGATAAAAAATACGATGTTCCAGAAAAAGATGGTATGATGTTATTTTTTGATTCAACATATTTTCATGGAGTTAAGGAATGCAGCGAAGAAAGAATTACATGTACTTTAGACTTTATACTTAAAAGGAGAAATAATGACTGATAAAAAAGATATGAAAGAGGTAATCAAACAAGAAGAACCTCACTTAAATAATTTACTTACTAAAGAAGATTTGTCTTCTTTTAAAGGAATGGTAGACGAACTTCGTGATACATGGACCAAGAAACAAATGTTTCGAACAGAAACAGAAGCTAGGTTTTCGGTATTACAAGATAATAGATATCCAACCAAAGCGTCAAAATACTGGCAGTGTGTTAGAGAACAATCTAGTTACTTAGATAACCTTATGACACTATCGTTTGATTATAGAAGAAACGAAGCAAGGATAACATGGTTAGAAAAAAAAATAGATAAAGAAGAAGACGAGTACAAAAAAACTAAATATCAAATAGATTTAGACGAAGCTAGATTTGGTAAGGCATCTATGGAAAAAGTTGCTAAGCATAGAATGAGAGAAATTAAAATGTGGTCTAAATTAAAAGGAGAATTTAATGATGGTTCGTTTAATGACAAAGATGTTAATGTCCATCAATTAGAATCATATGGATTACAGTACCATGAAAAAGCAAAATCTTTAAATGCAAATTCATCTGAAGCGGAAGTGTTTAATGTAATGGGCCAACTACAATCCCTACAAAGAATTAGAAAATCTGGTGAGTTAGAAAGCAGTTACAAAGAGAAAGAACAGATTACACAGAATGAAAAACCTAAAGTTTAATTTTGTATTTCTAGGTCAATCTATTTTAAAGTATCAAGTACCTTTAGACGTCTTCAAGGTTATTAATCATATTTATGAACAGAACCTTGATAAACTTTATAGAGCTAATGGTCAATTAGTAGGTAAAATAAAAAACGAACACTCGTTATTTTATCATGGTCAAGACCAATCAAAAATGAAAAACCATAACACTCTTCCTAAAGACATTACTAATTATTTTATAACTATCTTCAAACATTATTTACATTTTAATAAAATAAAAGATTATGATTTACACCTTAATTCTATTTGGGTTAATGAAATGAAAGAACATGAGTATAATCCAGCACATGTTCATAGAGGTATGTTATTTACTGGTTTATCTAGTGTTATGATTTTAAAACTACCATCTACTTTTGGTAGAGAATATTCTGCTGCAGAAATGCCTCAGAATGGAAGACTGCAAATCTTAGGTGCAGCTAATGGACAATTTGCTAAAATAGATTACCAACCACCAATGGATGTGAGAGATTTTTATATTTTTCCCTATGACATGAGACATTGTGTTTATCCTTTTAATGGAACTCAAGAAAGCAGAAGAACACTTGCTGCAAACTGTGATGTACAGTTTGACCCTATTAAAAATAGAGGTGTTGTATAATGGACAAACAATTTTATATTGATAACCATATTGGTTTATTTAAAAATTTTATGCCTAATGAACTAATAGATGATTATTTAAATTACTTTAATAAATGTGAACAACAAGGTGCTGTATATCCTCGACGTGAAGATGAGATGTTAGTATCTGATAATGCTATAGATACTATAAGAGACACTAATGTTGCAATGACTTATAATAATAAACCATTTATAGATTTGTTTTTTAAAGAAGTGTATCCAATATATGTTCAAAAATATTCTTATTTAAAAAAATTATCTACACATAACATTCTAGAGGTTAAGATACAAAAGACTAAGGTGGGTGAAGGTTACCACTTTTGGCATTGTGAAAATGCAGAAATGAAAGCAAGAAATAGAATCTTAGCTTTTATGGTTTATCTTAACGATGTTACAGAAGGGGGAGAGACAGAATTTTTATATCAAAAGTGTAGGTTCAAACCTGAAAAAAACACTATGTTAGTTTGGCCTTCACAATTTACACACGTTCATAGAGGCAACCCTCCTCTATCAAACGATAAATATATAATAACGGGATGGATAGAATACGGATATTAATATGGTAATAACAGAACCTAGATGGAAATCTTTAATTGTAGAAACTACGGGAACACCTTTATTTACACCAGAACAATGTCAGAGAGTTATTGAAGCTGGAAGATCACAACCAAAAATAGATGCTAAAGTAGGAACTACGGAAGGGTCATCAGCACTAGATACTAAAACAAGAACATCACATATTAGTTGGATTCCTTTTAGCCTACTACCCGAAATGTATAAAAAAATAAATGCAGTTATGCAAGGAACAAACAATAATCATTTTGGTTTTAATGGAATGCAAATAACAGAGTATGCTCAGTACACAGAATATCCAGAAGGTGGTTTTTATGACTGGCATATAGATTGTGATGCAAATGGTTCAAAAGAACCCCCTGTTAGAAAAATATCTATGACGTTATTACTGTCTCCACCAAATGAATTTGAAGGAGGAGAATTAGAAATAATGGCTAAGGATAAAGTTGCTAAAATTAAACAGGGACACGCTGTATTCTTTGCATCTTTTTTAAGACATAGAGTTGCACCTGTTACCAAAGGAACAAGAAAGTCTTTGGTTATGTGGTTTGGAGGTCCTCCTTTCAAATGATTAAAGAAGCTTATTTTCCAACAATTATATATGGTAAAGATGTAAACCTAGATAATCGATTATTTGAAAAAGAAGTAATTGATTGGTCGAACAGGGATAAAGGAGTTAAAAAAACAAATGTACAGGGCTGGCATAGTGAAACTAATATGCATGAGATTCCTGTCTTTAAACCTTTAGTAGATGAATTATTTAAAATGATGAATGAAGTATTTAAAGAAGAATGGTTAGATAGATTTCCAAGAATAGGTAATATGTGGGCAAACATAAATCCCCCAGGTGGATATAACAAACCACACGTTCATCCTAATAGTGCTTATAGTGGTGTGTATTATATAAAAACTCAAGAAGGTTGTGGTGAATTAGTATGCAATGATCCTCGACCAGGAATTCAAACATGTATGCCAATGAGACGTAAAGGAGAACCCCCTAAATATTTATGGAGAGAAGTTCATATAACCCCTAAAGAAGGTAGACTAATTATATTTCCTGCGTGGTTGTGGCATTGTGTAGAACCTAATAAATCAAATGATGTAAGAATATCAGTAAGTTTTAATTTTTTTCAAGATGGGTTTCAATAAATATAATGTTTAAACAAACCAAATACCAAGTAATAAAAGGAGCTATTACATATGAACTAGCTAATTTTATATTTAATTATTTTTTACTTAAACGTGATGCGGTTAAATTTATGTACGATAATAATCTTACATATGATACAGGACTGTTGGGTACATGGGACGATCCTCAAGTGCCTAATACATATTCTCACTATGCCGATCCTGTTATGGAAACTTTAATGGTTAAAATGTTGCCTGTTATGGCAAAAGAAACAGGGTTAAATTTAGTCCCTACTTATTCGTATTCAAGATTATATAAAAAAGGTGATATTTTAAGACGCCATAAAGACAGACCAAGTTGTGAAATATCTACTACTCTTCATTTAGGAGGCGCTCCTTGGCCAATATTTATAGATGGTACTGGGGCTAATAATGTTATTGATGAATTCAAACAAATACATAAACCTAACGCTCCCAAGGGCACTAAAGTCCTGCTTGATGTTGGCGATATGCTAGTATATAGTGGATGCGAATTAGAGCATTGGAGAGAACCGCTTGAAGGAGATGTCTGCGGACAAGTCTTCCTTCATTATAACCATGTAAATGGTCCTTTTGCTGAAAAGAACAGGTTCGACAAAAGGCCAATGTTAGGTCTTCCCGCATTTGGGAAGGCATAATATTATGGAGTTATATGCTACAAAAATTAGGTTTTTTACCAGGATTCAACAAACAGGTTACAGAGACCGGGGCTGAAGGCCAATGGTTTGATGG